ACACCACTTTTCTTGAGAAGTACTCTGGCATTGCAGAGTGGCAGCAAAGGCTATGCAACGAGGCATTGGTCAGGAAAAAGATAACGCTGCCGTCTGGCCGGGAGTACATGTTCCCCAACGTTAGGAAGTATCCTAATGGTGGATACTCTAACTCCACACAAATAAAAAATTATCCTGTTCAAGGATTTGCTACAGCCGATCTGTTGCCGGTTGCATTAGTAGTTCTTAGTAAAAAAATAAAAGAGAACGGATTAAAAAGCTTGATCTGTAATACAGTACACGATAGTATAGTAATGGACGTTCACCCCGATGAAGAGGAGATTAGTATTAGGCTAATGAAAGAAGCGATGCTAAGTCTCAAGGACGAGTGTTCTTTGAGATTTGGGGTTGACTACAATATACCTGTTGGTATAGAGTTAAAGATTGGAAGCAATTGGTCTGACCTCACAGAGGTTGGAACCTATGAAAGGACTTAACGTATGAGTAACTTAGCTGTAGTAACAACCCCATCACTAACTGATCTTGTAACGGCTGATAAGGCAGACACCTCTGCTATCATGGCGATGCTAGGACAGTCCAGTGACGTTGGAGGTTCAACAAAGAGTGTTGACTTCCTGCCTAAGCTTTCTATTGAACACAACACTGAGGACGAAGAAGGTAACGCCCTTCCTAGGGGTCAGTGGAAGTTTAAGGATAGTTCAGGGGACTGGCAGCACACAAAGGAACTGACGTTCCGACCTTTCCTACGGCGGTATATGTACACCGTCTGGGACAATGCAGAGCAGACGTATGGAAGCATGACAATCCAAGCAGCTTCGTTTGGCGATGAGTTCTTTGATAACTCGGGTGGCATTCGCTGTGGTAAGCTGGGTAAAAAGGAACTGGCACTGCTAGACCCTGACGACCCAGAGAGGACTCTTCAAGCCAACGTCAAATGTGCCCAAGTTATTTACGGCACTGCTGAGACTGATGAGATCGCAGCTACACCAGTTGTCTGGTACGCACGAGGCAGTAACTTCATGCCTGTTGCGGATTGGATCAAGACCCTAGAGAAGCAGGGCAAGCTTATGTTTAATACTAGAGCAAAGCTTTCTACCCTGCGACAGAAGTACGGGGGCAACATCTACTACAAGTCAAAGATCGACGTTAAGGATTACGTTGAGTTTGATCCTGCGGCTGATGTGCCTATTCTTGAGAAGTTTGTTGAGTCGGTTAACTCTCACAATGCTTACATTGAGTCAGAGTACAAGGACGCCCGTGGCGAATTTGCTGACGCAGAAATTGTAGAGGCTCTCGACTCTAATGACTAACCTCATTAAAGAGTATTTGCAGATTTATTTGCAAGGTGTGGTTTCGGGGGAGAGGAAACTCTCTCCTGAGACTATCGCTTTTTTTGGTGCAGAGGCGGCAAGTTCAGTCGCTCGCCAATTCTCTAATGAAAAGGCACATCAAAAATGGCGACCCCGCATGTCAGGCTTAGGCAAACCACTATGCCAGCAACAGCTTGAGCGCGACGGCACTGCGGTTAAGAAGAAGATGGACTACAACTCTGTCAATCGGTTCCTGTTCGGGGACTTGCTTGAGACATTGATGTACATTGAAATGAAAGAGGCTGGCATAAACGTAGAGGCGTACCAAGAAAAGGTATCTCTTACAGTTGCTGGCATTAAAGTAAATGGCACTCTTGATGTAATCATCGACGGCAAGGTATGGGACATTAAGACTTCAAGTCCATACGCCTACATGAATAAGTTTGCAAACTATAATAAAGTTAAAGATAGTGATCCGTTCGGGTACGTCCTGCAAGGGTACTTGTACGCTGCTGCTGTAGACAAACCTTTCGGGGGTTGGATTGTTATGAACAAGTCCTCCGGTGAGGTGCTTGTATGCAATGCCCCGTCCATACAGGACGAAGAGAGCAAGGCTGCGCTGGCTAAGGCTGCCTACAACATGACAGTACTACAAGACCCCACGATCAAAGTGCAGAAGCTTGATGATGAACCAGAAATCTACAAGAAAGAAAAGACAGGTAACCGAGTACTAGGCACCACCTGTTCGTTCTGTGACTTCAAAGAACACTGCTGGCCCAAGGCGCAATTGAAATACAAAGTTGCTTCTGGTAGGGCTAACCCACCTATGGTCTGGTACTCCAAGTATGTAACGGAAGAACTCTAGTGCCAGTATTAGTAGTGAACAGAGTTTTTAATTCTGATATTAGCTTTAACAAAGAGTGCTTTTTTGTATACGCAGAGAATGAAAAGAAAGAAGGAGGAGAAACATTTAAGCGTGGTAACGAACAATGCTTACCGATAACAATAAAGCGGGTTCCTGCTATGTCCATAGAGGCATACTGGAACGACGACAACTACGCATCAAACTGTAAAAAGATACAGCATGATTTAAACAATATAATCAATGTGTTGAAGTATGGTGCCTGTGTGTTTATCGAGCAGAACTTTTTAGCCAGCGAATCTAACAGCCCAATGAATACCGAGTGCCCAAAAACTAAAGAATTTCTTTTAGAAGGCATTCAACTTCTTCAATCCAGATACAGGCCCTTCCGTGTCAAGACGTAAACGCACGACACGAAACGCAATGGGCACAAGGTATAGAAGTAACTTTGAGGTTGGGTTTGCAAGTGACCTTATTAAGCGGGGCCTTAGCTTTGACTACGAGCCTGACTCCTACGAGTTTGTACCAAACACCACAACTTACACGCCGGACTTCTACATACCGGAGTATAATTTCTACATAGAAACTAAAGGGTTCTTTACTTCTGAAGACAGAACAAAGCATTTGACATTTCGTAAGCAACACCCTAGTATCGATATCCGTTTTGTCTTTATGAATGTCAACACTAAGATTAACAAACGTTCTAAGACAAGCTACGGGGACTGGTGTAACAGGTACGGGTTCAAGTTCAGCAACAGAGTTATCGATGACGAATGGTTACGCGGAGAAGATGATGACAGGTGACAGTGTGAACAGCCCACCCCACTATAATGTTGGGGGCCGCGAAACAATTGAATTGATAGAAGAGTCAATGTCACAGACAAAGTTCTTGGGGTATCTTGGGGGCAACGTAAGCAAGTACCTAGCTCGCTATGAGCATAAGGGAAAGCCCTTGGAGGATTTAGACAAGGCTCTGTGGTACTTGAGTTACTTGCGAAAGAAGCGAGAAGAGTACGACATTAACCTAGAGTTTGAAAAGGGCGTTGGGCTGTGAACAAGTTCTATGAGTCAGTCAAAGAGTTTCAAGAAGCCTTTGGTCAGACACCATCCATACACAGGCGTGTAAAATTAATTGAAGAAGAGTACAAAGAATTAATGGAAGCAATTCCATTGTCCTTAGTTTTTTCATACTCCTCTGATGAACCCATGCCATATAACATGAAGAAAGAAGCGGCTGACCTGTTGTATGTTTTAACTGGGCTGTTCGTTGATTACGGCTGGGACATGGACGCTATCTTTGATAAGGTACACGAGTCCAACATGTCAAAGCTTGGGGATGACGGTAAACCAATTTACAGGGAGGACGGCAAAGTGCTGAAGTCTTCTAATTACAAAGAACCAGATTTAAGTGGAGTATAATTAATGAACGAAAGTAATATGACTGTGCTACCAACACCATACCAAAAATATATTCACACCTCTCGTTACTCTCGCTGGATTGATGAAGCACAGCGCAGAGAGACTTGGGATGAAACCGTGACCCGCTACTTTGATTACATGGTCAGTCGGTTGAAAGAGAAGAATAGCTTTGACCTTGATGCCGCAACCCGCACTGAGTTGCAGACTGCGGTACTTAATCTGGACATCATGCCATCCATGCGGCTGTTGATGACGGCGGGTACTGCTGTAGAGCGTTGCAATGTAGCTGCATACAACTGTGCTTATGTTCCTATTGACAGCCCAAGAGCATTCGATGAGGTGTTGTACATCCTTATGAATGGTACGGGTGTAGGCTTCTCTGTTGAGCGTGAGTGCATCACTAAGCTTCCAGAGGTAGCGGAACACTTCGAGGACAGCACAATAGTAGTCAAGGTCAAGGACAGTAAGTCTGGTTGGGCAAGGGCATTCAAGGAATTGGTTTCCTTGCTGTACTCCGGGCAAATCCCAACGTGGGACATGTCGCTTGTACGCCCTGCTGGCGCACGACTAAAGACCTTTGGGGGACGGGCCTCTGGCCCAGAGCCATTAAATGATCTGTTCCGATTTGCAGTTAACATGTTTACTAAAGCGGCTGGACGGCGATTAAGCAGCATAGAGTGTCACGATCTTGTTTGTAAGACGGCACAAGTAGTAGTAGTAGGCGGTGTGCGCCGTTCAGCCCTTATCTCTCTCAGTAACCTTAGCGATGATCTGTTGCGGGCATCCAAGTCTGGTGACTGGTGGCACAACCACAGCTATCGGTCTTACGCCAACAACTCTGCTGTGTACAAATCTGTGCCTGATATGAATGTGTTTATGAAGGAGTGGCACTCACTGTATGAGAGCCGGTCTGGTGAGCGCGGGATGTTTAGCCGTGCAGCAGCCAAGACACAGGTTGCTGTGAATGGTAGGCGTGACCCTAACCATGAGTTTGGTACAAACCCTTGCTGTGAGATTATCCTACGACCAAATCAGTTCTGTAATCTTACAGAGGTGGTGGTTAAAAAGGATGACACTGAGGAAACTCTTAAAAAGAAAGTAAAGCTTGCTGCTATTCTCGGCACGTACCAAGCTACTCTGACTGACTTTAAGTACCTTAGAAAAATCTGGGCAGACACTACAGAAGAAGAGCGCCTACTGGGTGTTAGCATGACAGGCATCATGGATAACGAGCTAACGAATGGTGGCGAGGGTGACCTTGATAGTATGTTGCAGCGCCTAAGACAGGTTGCTGTCGATACAAATGAAGGGTGGGCAAATTCATTGGGCATCCCACAAAGCACTGCCATTACCTGTGTCAAGCCATCAGGGACCGTCAGCCAGCTTGTAGACGCCGCCAGTGGTATCCACCCACGACACAGCAAACACTACATCAGGCGCGTTCGTGGGGACAAGAAAGACCCATTGACACAATTCCTCATGGACTCAGGTATTCCTTGTGAGGATGCTGTTGGGGATGTCGAAAGTAAAAGCACGGCTGTGTTTTCTTTTCCAATCGAAGCACCAGAAGGAGCGTTAATTAACGATGATATCTCACCTATTCAACATCTTGAACTCTGGCTCACGTATCAAAAGCATTGGTGCGAACACAAGCCTAGCATCACGATTACAGTTCGTGAACATGAATGGCTGGAAGTTGCGGCATGGGTTTACAAAAGCTTTGATTTTATGTCGGGGGTTTCGTTCTTCCCTCATAGTGATGCGGTATATACTCAAGCGCCTTATGAAGAAGTGGACGAGGCTACGTACCATGACCTTCTAGCGAGCATGCCCAAGGATATAGACTTCTACAAACTACAAGAGTACGAGAAAGAAGACACTACAAAAGGAACTCAAGAGTTCAGTTGTGTGGGCGACGTTTGTGAGCTAGTAGATGTCTGATAAGGATGACACAAAAAAAGAAGGACGCTTTATCAACGTCCTTTCTTTTTCTTTAATGCTAGACAAAGATGCGTCCTTGTCCCCAACTCTTGAGGTTAGTAAATTAGATGCAGAAGACTTTGTAGAATTTATGGATGATGCTCTACCTGATTTTGGTTACACCCACGATCTTGCAAACCTTATTAGGTACGGGACTGATCTAGTTAATGATATAGAATCTAAAATAGAAGAGTACTGTGGTATGCCCACATCCGAAAAAGAGATCACTGAGCCAATCAAGAAAACAGAAGGTACAGTAGAGGAAGTCTACAAAGCCATTAAGAGTACTAAGCTAAATTGAGCTGTTACTTTTTAACCAGTGATCCACCAAAGTACAGCCCAACGATTGCAGAGACTAGGTGTGTGTCTAGGGGTGTTATGACCATGCCAGTCATCTGACGCCACTGAAAGATTTCCTTGCCGTCAAAGAACAGGAACCCCGGCCTAAACTCTGTCCAACCAACCGTAACAGCAATCTCTGGGTAGAAGACAGCAACTACTTTCGGCCAAACAATAACAGCCCCAATTGCACTCAGAGCAATAAGCCGTCGAGTCCAAGCAAAGTGCGGATTGTCATAGCGTCGGGCCTTGTCAATGATGTCTGCTTCTTTACTCATAACGGACATCATCATTTTGTTGTTGGCTTCTTTAGCCTTAATGCTTTGTCCCCAGATGGACATGACGCCACCAAGAAGGGATGAACCCAGCATTGTAATTAATTCTACAGGAAGACCGCCTAACATATTATGATCCTTTAAAAGTAGATACCATCCACATAATTGCGCTCCCGATTACTGCAAGGATAAACCCTGCACCGTATAGTCGGGAGCGTTCTTTTTCTAGGGTGTTAACTCTGCGAGACAAAGCTTTCATATCGCCTTGTAGTCTTTCGTGTGATTGAATAAGCGCGTCCATCTTTCCTTCAAGACGGCCAATTGCCAGCATTAACTCTGTGTCGTGTGACACGGATGTCATCCTATGGTCGTCCGAAAGGAGCTAACCTACCTTCTTTAGGGTTGCCTCTCATAAGGCCCATTATGCTTTCCGGCACCTCTGGCCTTGGCTGTAGTGCGTCCATTTGTTTTTGCACAGAGCTTCTGGACTCAGTAGTAGGGTCTGTAAATTGAGTAATAATATCATTAATCTCATTAAGTTCAGCTACCTGATCTTCATTACGTGTAGCAAGTATTAACGAAACAACATTATCAAGAAAGTCTAGGTTGTTCTCTTTAGAAGACTGGTAAAGGTTGCTTAACGCTCTCAAGCTTTCTTGGTAATCTTCTGAAGCTATTTCCCCATCTGCCAAGATAGCTGCAAGTTGAGGAATAAGATTTTGGGACATTGTTGTTTTGAAAAATGGACGGTAGTTACCAGCTTCAACACCTGACATGATGTGTTCTGCTAAACCGGGAACAGCCATGATTTCAACAAGGGCTTGGTTTTTATTAGATGCAAATTTTCTAAGCAGCCACTCTGAACCAACATACCTCAAACTAACAACACCACGGGCAACGCCCCACATACGAGACAGTGCTGCACTCTCAGACATAGCGTTAATGTCACTGCCGTAAACAGTCTTTGCAACGTTATCTGCAAGAGTACCCATTTTAACAAAAGATGCCATCACGCCGTAAGAATCTTCGCCAGCTACCGTTGCGATTAACTCTCTGTTTTCTCTCATAGCATCATCTAATGATTTGAAATCTTTAAGCTCTCTGTTTGGATTAGCAAGGTCTAGCTCTGCCCGTGAAGTTTCCTTTAATATGCCGTCAAAAAGAACTTTGTTTAAAGCAACTTCAAAATCAGATACCTGTTCGGGCATTACCCTTCTAACATCTGATACCATACTGGTATACATTTCTGCTGCTTTAGGACCAGATTCTTGTAGTATCCTGTTTACTAGGACTTCTCCAATACTAGCTAGATTGTCTTGGCTTTGTGATATCTCAAAGAAAATTCCCAACGTAGGAGACTGTTCTATTTCCCGCCTATCACTAGCTTGTTTGGCAACCTCTCCAACCATTTCTCCAATTGCTTCTCTGTTTCCATCCATTGACAAAACGTCGTATGCCGAGTCCGGTCCCAGTATTACACCAGCCTCCGCCTGTAGGTTTGCTTGAGGATTTCCCGACATAACCTCATTTTTCCCAACTACTGGGGCAACATTAATAATACTTACAAAGTCTTGTGTTGAATCGCCAAGAATAAAATCTAAGTACCCGCCGTTTTCTTTGGTGTTAAATAGTGGGTTGGCCCCACTTGACACTAATTGACGTAACCTGTCTACAAATTCTACACGAGTTACTTTTTGTGGATCATTCTCTCCAAAGATTCGTGACAACATAACACTTCGCATTTCTTGTACAGCCTGTGGCCGCAGTTTGCTACCTTCTGGGAACATCTTGTCAAAGTGAGTTTGCCTACGCTCTGCAAGACCCTCAACATGCTCCATAGGCGTATCCTGTCCCCCATCCTCGTCTACCTTACGGAGTGTAGAGCGACTGAATGAATGTACAAAAGGAATAGGCATGTCTGCATTTTGATTTAGAGCTTTTCTAATGTAGGGATCGTAAAACAAACCCGCAACGTTATCTCTGTAGTAGCCTTGAGCTTCTCGTAGAGATGCGCCTATTACACTGTCAGGAGGAGCAGCTTGATTTACCAAAGTACTCATTGATTCGTGTATTTGCATTAGAACAGCAGACCCTTTTCTGCTAGTAGAGTTATTTTTTTGTGAAAGAAGAAAAGCTTTCTGACCAATCTCTCCTCTAAGGGCAACTGCTTCTTTAAGAGACAAATCTTCTAAGTTATTAAGTATGTCTGCAACAGATTCTAGGCCCACTTCAACTTCATCACCTAGTTTAAGCATTCGTCCTAGATCACCAAAAGGCGCACTAAGGCGACTAAGATTGCTTAGTTCTTGCATGGCAACTCTAAGTCCATCCGCGCCATACGTAAACCCTTGGTCATCAGCTTGCTGTACAAGCATGGCACCAAACTCACGCATGTTAACAGTAGGCCCATCAGAGTCTTTGAATACAGCCGCGTAGTTGTTGTCTGACGTATCTTTATTAGCTTTAAACACTGTATCCATAAGAGAAGTCTGTGTTTTTCTCATGGTGCCAGTAGCAGGTTTCTTAACGTCTAGTACATTGAGTTTATTAAGTATGCCATTTTCCCGCAATGGAGCATACATTTGATCTACTAAACCTCGATCTCGCTCAATAAGTTTTTGAATAGATTCAAATTCTTCTAGCTTTGCGCCAAAGCCGCCGTAGTTTTCATCGTTTGCAATGCGCTTATTAACCAAGTCAGAAAATAAACCTCTATCCTCTGGGGCAAAACTTTCAAACAATTGTCTTGCGTCAGCTATTGCTGTGTCTTGATCTCCTGCGTTGTAACGCTCTCCAATGTTGTAAAGTGTGCCCAAAGCATTTATAAATTTATTAGCTTTTCTTTCTTCAAGACCTAGATTAGCTGCGTAAGCACTTCTCATTTTAATAGCTAGTGTGCGTACATCGTCTGTGACACCGTAACCTTTTTCATCAAATTCTGTAAATTTATTGGTTAACCTAGTTAATATAATTCCTTGAGTTTGAATAGCTTTTTCTAGTTGCTGCCCAATTCTTTGATCCATAGCCATACTTTTTAATTCGTCAACATTAGAGTTAAGACTTCCTCTAGCCCTAACATTAAAAGCTTTGCGTTGAACATAGGTCATACTTCCAACAGTCTGCTGGGCACCTACAAAATGATTTAGTGCCCAAGAATTAGAATAGGCTTCACCCATAATACCAACCATTTCGTCGGCTTCTTTTTGTGATGTTCCCCCTTCAACTAGCTTAGTTGAAATTCTTGTAGAGTTTTCTTTAAGGTCTCTAAAATTTAACATCAAAACGTCGTAATCGTCTGGCAGTTGTTGACTTACTGTTGCAACACTACGGCCCATTTCTTCTACTGTCCTACGACCATACGCAGTGTTAAGTCCTTTAGTGTTAAGCAATTCAGCAACAGTTGCGTATTTACCACTAAAGTAAGCTTCTCCAAAAGGAGCAAGGTTGTCATACAGTAAACTACCAGCCATTTTACCCATGCCCATCATTATAATGGGAGTAAGAAGAGATACACCCATAGCGGTAATTCCTTGTGCTTGTGGGTTATCTTTAAACAATCCCAAGTCGCCAAGTTCGTGCGTAGCCGCAACAGCCCCCGCAGCTAACATTTGTTCATTAGCAACAGTAAACACAAGGTTACGAGAACTATCTAAGCCGCCCTGTCTCCACCCTGCAAAAGCTCTACCAAGCATCGAAGCAGAAGAGTCTCTTTGTTTATTGATTGCAATCTGGTGCGCCCTTTCATCGTACTTGCCTGTTTTTGGATCAAAAAACTTTCCAGTCCTTCTTCCTACAGCTTTACCTATTTCTAAAACTCCTCGACCACCCGCAACAGCCAAAGCTGCCCCCACGTAATTTTCTATTATGGCTGTTGGCCCTTGACCGATTGGGTAATTACCGGGACCAGCAAGTTGCTGATCTGGGGTTTGCCCTTCAGGAGCAGCTTTAAGAAGAGGAAAATTTAATGAGTTTTCTGGTGCGTCAATAGGAAAAGAACGCGCAACAAAGTCTTGTACTTTCTCACCAACAGTAACAGTGCCTTCAGAAGCGCCCAGTTTTCCCCATGTCATTCCTTCTATTTCTTCGTCAGTAAACTGAGCAACACCAGAATCGCCACCAATAGTTAGTGCGTCAGTAGCCTTAAAGAAATCGTTGTGGAGTCTTGCTATTCCTTGGGGTGTAGCACCAACTAGATATCCCCAGTGGGTTAAAAATTCAATTGTTCTTTCTTGTGGGCTATTGATAAAATCTGTTAGCCCTACCAGCCCTGTTCCAAACTCATATAGAACTCTGTTGCCAACATCTTGGACGTTAGCCCCTTTTGCTATTCTTTCATTAACCATGCTGTTGAATGGCGTTGCTTCTTCTGTGAACAGACCACTAACATTAAAAGGAGAGTAGTAACCTTCACCAGCTTTAATCGGCTCACCTTGGAGTGTTTGCCCAACAGTAACCCCATACTCCTTTGTTTTATCTCCAAGGTCTTGTATTTTTTCTGGGTAGTATTCAGTAAAATAATTTTTTAAGTTTGGGTTTTCTTCTACTGCATCATACGCTTTTTGGTAATAAAATTTCTTGACGGTTTCTGCATCAAAGTTATCTTTAATTGCTTTTAGTGCTTGAGGAGTATATGTTTTGTTTAACATTTCAAACATGTCTTCATCAAACATTTCTGGCGAGTATCCAGCAGGATCAAGATCATCTTCATCTGGCATGTACCCAGTAGACAAGCCAGCCGCAGCACGAGCTTCTGGTGTAATTCTACTAAAGTTAATTGATCCATAGGCTAAAGCTTCGTCGTTGCCTTGTATAGACATGTCGCCGCTTTTTGTAAAACCACGGCTCAAATCAACATCAACATTTAAAGGTTTTGTTGAGAGTTCAACAGTCACTCTATCTTCTTTGCTTGGTGCTTTCATAGCCATATTATTTAGTTACCTTTTTCTTAATCAAGTAAATTTACTTTTTCTTCGCCTTCTTTAACTTTGGGTGCTACACGCGCCCCCGGCGTTCTAGCTTCATAGTTCACTACTTCTTCAAGTGGCTTAACAAAAGGTTTGCTGCTATCGTATTTTGGCAACACACCACTCCAATACGTATCCGTCTGATCGCTACGTACCAAAGCCCCTGTTGCATTCTGGCGTAATTGTGAAAACGTATCCGCTCCACTGCCAACACTAGTATTAAATGCTTTTGATTGGTCACCGGGTATTAATCTTCGAGAGTACCTAGTTGACAGTTCACTAGCAGCTACCTCTTGCTTAACAAGAAAATGCAGTCTCATAAGACCATTAGCAAAAGCATCTCTCTGAGCTTGAGGATCAGTTTCAAACTTACCAAACATAGCGTTTGTAGCGTTGTTAAAATCAGCGTTAGATACACGGGAGTCACCAAAGAACTTAGCAACTTGATACGCTATAAACACTTTTTCCATATGGAATTGGTATGTAGCTAGGGCTTGAGGAGAATACGTGCCATCGTCATTTCTTTGGCTGTTCATGTATGCTTCTAATTCCGCGTTTGCTTTGTTAAGTGTGTTTGATATTTCTACACCATCATCAAAATTATCTAGGCTTTTTGTTACTGCTTCTGTAAGTACGCCACTTTGATCTGGCTTAAACGTTTTAGTATTATTATCTATTAAACCAGTAAATTCTTTAAAGCCACCAACAGCCTTTGCAAAAAGACTTTGAGTTCC